ATTTCATTTCTATGAAAGATGGAGAAATTGCTTCTATTACTTCCGATGGATGTACTCTGTGTTCTTCTAGGATGGAAATGGCTCCAGACCATGGTATTGAAAATAAACCTGAATCATACGATCACTGGACTTTATACGAAGCACTCCAGCAGCCGATGGCAATCGCTCGTGCACTGGCATTTGGTGGGAGAATCGATTCTTCTAAAGTTAGGCTTGGTGGTCTTGATAGTAACCTCGAAGAACTTTCTAAGATAGATAATATGGTATTTGCAGCTTGCGGAACAAGTTTATTTGCTTCCGAGTATGGAGCAAAACTCATGAGAAACCTGGGGTCGTTCGATACATGCACCACATACGATGCTGCCGAGTTGCGTACAAAAGATTTGCCTAAGAAGAATGGAGGTATTATTGCGGTTAGCCAAAGTGGAGAGACAAGGGATACTCTTAAAGTCCTTAAGGAATCTAACATGATACCCCGTCTATCCATAGTTAACGTTGTTGGCTCTGCGATTGCAAGGGAGACAAAACTTGGTGTTTACCTTAATGCAGGAAGAGAGAATGCTGTAGCGTCTACGAAAGCATTTACTACCCAAGTAACTGTTATGGCACTTGTTGCCCTTTGGTTCAAGCAACAGAAGGGGGAAGGTGTCTGTAAAATAGAAAAGAATCTAATTGAATCACTTCAGAGACTTCCTATCAGTTTTGGGATGGCCATGGGTCTAAGGAGTCAATGTAAGAGTATTGCTGAAAGGCTTGTAGAAAAGAATAATTGTTTCGTTCTTGGAAAGGGCTATGGAGAATCAGTTGCAATGGAGGGTTCCCTCAAATTGAAGGAGATTGGTTACATTCATGCTGAAGGATACAGTGGAGGAGCTTTGAAGCATGGACCATTTGCTCTTATTAATGATGACAGTTGTCCTGGTGGGAGTACTCCGGTGATTTTGCTTGTATTGGACGATGAGCATGCGAATCAGATGAGGACTGTAGGAGAGCAAGTAAAAGCTAGGGGTGCCGATTTGATCATAATCACTGACAAGGAGTCTCTCGCAGAGGGTTTAGATGATAATCCTATCGTGATACCTTCGAATGGTGATCTTACAGCTTTGATTGGAGTGTTTCCGCTTCAGATGATTGCATATGAGCTTTCATTGCTTAAGGGTGTCAACCCAGACACTCCCAAGAATCTTGCCAAATCTGTTACGACGGATTAAATTAATAATTAAATGATTTAAAACTATTTTTTTGAGATTATAAATTTACTGTTGTATATTGTATTTTTTTAATGTATAACATTTTCATTACTTTTTTTATTATATTTACAATGCATAAGAAGATGGACCATTTAAATAGCGATGGTTATCTTTTTTCAGGTGTATACACTTATCAAAAAGATAGAATAAAATTATTAGATAATAATTCAATTCCATTCCCAGACATGGCATGGGAAATAGATGGTGAAATTTTATATGACACACGAAGTGTTTATACTTCTTCTTATTTTGATGTATTGTTTAGAACAGAATTAACGAAGGACATTAGGAAAGAAGAGAACTTATTAATATATAAAATTGACGTAAAATTACACATTTTTGAAATGATAAGAGTATTTTGTCACACTGGTTTAGTAAGATTTTCTAAAGGAGAAACTATTCTTAAAATTATTGAAAGGTATTCTGCATTTCATTTTTTCGACATAGAAGTGGGGAAGGCAGTGCTTATCAAATTGATTTCTGAGAATCTAACTCCGACAAATGTAATACAAGCATTTGAATTCGCAGTCTGTAGAGATGATGAAAAACTTATACATGAAATAAGAGAATATATGATAAATTATGCATTTCAAATCTTCAATCATAGGAATTTTATGTCTATGAAAAGAGAATCATTTGTGTATTTGATAGACCTGTGTCTATGTGATAATATAAATATAAAGGAATTGGATTTATTAGAATGCATGTATAAGCTATGTAACAAAAAGATAGGAGATAAAGAATTTCAAGAATTTGATAAACCAATTCAAATAATGAAATTTAAGTTTGGGGAATATAGTATGTGGGATTGTTTGAGATTAGAAAGTATAAAATTGGATGAGTTTATGGAATTTATATATAAATATGAAAATTTCATGTCAAATAGTGAAATAGTAGAAACCTTGAAATATATACATAAGCCTAAATTTAATTCTAAAAAGAGAAAGACATTCCAAACAATTTCACCATACCCCAGGAATTTGAATTTTAGGGATTCTGGAGAACCACAGGGTGACATAGTTCATTGGGATAGAGAGAGGGTTCAGGTATTTTTTACATTTGACTTTTCAAATCAGAAGATAACAACTTTGCCATCGATTGTGTTTAGGAATTGGAATGTACAATGTTCAGTTAAGTATATAGAAAAGTGTTTATGTGTCCATGGGTCTCTTAATATGGGATCACTAGGTGGGAATGTATGTGAAGAGCCACTTGGGAATATAAAGTTAACAGCAAGAATAGTGAATTTTATACATGGTAGATGGAAAAAGTCTTATATAACAGGTAACATAAAACAATTGCATCATTTTGAAATACCAAATGTAATTTCATGTAATGCAATAGAAGGAGGACCATCACTGGGGGGAGGGTATCTTTTTGACATAAAAGAGTATCCTAATTATAGAGATGGTACATGGTTAATGATGTCAATTTCTGTAGAAGAATATAAATGACTTAATTGAAAAGATAAAATGTATATTAAATATATAAAGAAGTAATCATGCTCCTAAGTCCAGATGGAATATTAAAAATTCTTAGTGCTTTTGCTAATATATTAACAGCGGCAAGTTTTATGAACATTGGTACAGAAAATACCAAAAAATATTCATCCCACCCTGTAATAAAAATTCTATTCTTGTATTCATTCGCTTATAGTGTAATACCAGACAAAGTAGCAGTATTAATTGCAGTTGGATTATTCTTTACACTTGAAATTCAAAATTTTGTTGTTGATGGAGTTGATGGTGTAAAAGAAATAATTGAAGACATCGATGAAAAAATAAATTAATAAGATATTTACAATAATTTAAATGTTTTTATATATTATATAATATATAAAACATGGATATCATTCTACTTGCAAGTGCCACTGGGTTGGTACTCAGAAAATATTTGAATATTCGTAAAATAGAAAGGAATATTGAAAACGAGCAATTCAAAAAGGAAATTGTAGAAACAGTACAAACTGAAGAGGTAGAAACTGAGCCAGAATCAAGCGACGAAGAACAAGAACAACCAGAACAGCCAGAACCGGAACCTCTTGGTATTGATCACCAAATAACATCCGGTGGATTACCATTTACCCCAGCGAATGAATCCAGTTTCAATATAAACCCAAAACACGACAACCGTAACGTCACAAGTTTATTCAATGAACAATTTTTCCCTGAAGACGGTAGAACCACAGGTTCCTATAACACACGCCCCAAGTGGGCGGATTTAGAAAAAGAATTCAAGCATAGAAAAGAAAGTCTCGAATTTGCACCAACTCCTGAAGACACATTTAGGATCAAAGAAAGGGCAGACATAAGAGCAATGGGAGACCGTTATACCGCTAACCCTCTCCACCAAAACAACAGTAAAATACACTACAGTCCAGAAGGTATGGGTATATGGACAGGTAATGGTAATTTCTTAACAGATGGATATCACCCCAAGAACCATGGAAGATTGTATAAGATTCTACCACCAGACAATGATACGATCAATATTCATAACACAGTACAGGGTATGGTTGGGTTTAAATCTGATAACACACAAGAAACACAAACCAATGATAGACAGGAAAAGAATATTACTATCCAAACAGGAATTCCAACTGGACCTGTAGCAAGATTATTTCAAAAAGCCTTTACCTGTACAGTACCATCTAATGCTGAAAACTACAATATTTCTAAACAATATGAAGCTGCAAGTCGTGCTCCAGGAGGTAAGGTGGCTTATAAAAACAATAATACTGTAACAGAAGCCTTCGATGAAGAAATTGAAACATTCAAGAATTTGGTATACTCTTCTATCATGAAAAACTCAAAGGGTGGAGAAATGGAAAAGATGGAAACTAGATTCAAATCTGCAGAAATTGAAAGACCTACTGTGTCGGGTGCTAATGGGGGAATTATCACATTACCAACTTCCAAAGACTCTGAAATTAAAACAACATCTAGTCTTGAAAACCTTGGAGTTAGTATGTCCAATGTCAAATCTAGTGTTGGTTCAAGGGGTGTGACTATGAAAAAGACAGTAGAAGGTTCCATGGAAATGGCTGAACCTAGATTATTTGAATCTGAAAACATTGGAGGAACCCGTAGAACAACTTCTAATCTGAAGAAGAGTTTCCAGGTAGGAGGAGATTTTAGTATAAATGATGACAGAGAGAACATCAGTTCGTCTGAATTTACGTCTAAAAATTTCATTGCCAAACCAAATGAAAGTCTTGGTATTAATAAGTTCAACCCAACTGGTAGTATGAGTTTAGTTGGGAGACAGAATGTACTTAAGGAAGAAAGTGGTGTTGCTGGGTTTGATACCAGATTAGCAAATGGTTTCGATAGGAGTAAATTAAACAATAGATCCACTGTTAAGGAAATGGAGGAAAACCAGAACAAATCCCTATTCCAAACAATTTTCAATGACAGGATGAATCTTGGAGTAGGTCCTAAAAAAATAGACACTCGAAAGGATCTTGGGAGAAATACAATTGTAGATATTTAACTATTTTCAAAATTTAAAATATATATCATAAATATAAGACATTAAACATGTCGACCCTCAGTAATATTTCGACATATGAGTCGACAGACGAGTTTTATGTTGGCGATCTTTTTAATATTGCCCACGATGGTACCGCAATTACACTTGGTTCGGAACCACAATTTTCGCTAGACACAAGAACTCTATCTGGTGCTTGGATGTTCTCTGTAATTTTCAAGACTGGTGCCATAACAGACCAATGTATCTATTCGATAGACGACGGTGCCGGTGGACGTTTCCTTGATATCATGCACACTGGCGGAGATACTCTAACATTGTACTTAAACGGTGAAACAGCATCTGTTGTTTATCATACCGAAACTGTACCACACGATGAATGGTCTTTCGTTAACATAGGTTTTGAGTCTGGAACAGGCCTCATGCATCTTACAGGTGGTATCGCAGGAAGCGGTGGAAGTTTTGTTACAACAACTTACACACCAGTTACAGTCCCAGTCCCTACTATTCCCGCAGGTAGAATATTCAGATTCTTCAGACCAGCCCACGAAGATGCCAATTACTTCAATGGTAGTATCGAAACTTATTACCAGCGTAGTTTCACAACATTACTCTTTAATCACGTATCAGCCGCTACCGTCTTTATGAGTAGAGCACAAGCTGCCGGATGGACCGACAACGGTGCTACTCTATTTACAGGATTCACAAATGATAGTAGAATTGATTTTGAAGAAACCGAAGACAACGGCAACGAGTATCATTCTTTCACACAGTTTAAAAGAAATTCTTTCATTGCCCAAACAAGAGATAATTTCCAAAACATGTCTACTGTGACTACATTTGGTACTTTTGGAGACGGTCTTATAGCAACTAAGAATCTACAGGTCACTCCAAGTGGAACAACATTCGGTAGCTGCGGTTACTTCGAAAAAAATAACCTTCTATTATACGTAAACGACGCCGCAGAGTTATGCTCGTTCGATGTTGTAGGTACTAATATTTTCAGTAGTACTGGCAGTCAGCTTCACACAAATGAAGTTGTAATTTCTTCCGATGGAACTTACCTTAGATCAAGGGCAGATCCACATGGTAGGTATATGTTTGGTCAAAAAATATCCGCTGGTGGACAACACCAATTGTATAGAACTGATGAAAATGGTCTTAACGAAATCACAGTTGATTGTCTAACTTTACTTGGAGTAAATGCCCAATGTCAAGGTTTAGCTATTGATGTAGACAATGAAGTTATATATTTCGGACATCCATCAACAAAAATGATGACAAGTGTTGCTTTTGATCTTACATCTAATTTGACAACTGGTCCAGTAAGATTCCCAGAAGGTGTACGTGCAAATATTGAATATTCAAATGGGCACGTTTACTGGGGTTCTCAGTTCCCTAATTCCACAGTTGCACTATCTACAACCAGCTTTTGGAGAATTAACGTGGACACAGATGAAGTAAACAGAATGAGTATCAATTTCACCTCAGATAACAATTTAAGTAATTTCCAAACCATTTATGTAGATAGGTATACAAATAAACTGTTTGTAGGTGTTGATGAATCTGGCGGTAAAACACGAAGTTATCAGTTCCTTGACACTGACACAGAAAATGTACTTGGACAATTCTATATGTCAAGAGGAATGCAAACAGCAACTTCGGTTGATATCGACTGGGTCCCAATTGATTCTGCTGTAGGTTATAAGATATTCCAGGATGGTGTTGAAATAGAAAGCAATACAGCAAACACTTCTCTTTCTGTAACAGGGCTTACCACAGATACATCTTATAAATTTACACTACAGTACACTACAGATGGAACTACTTTCCTTGACAATAAGTTTTACAATGTTGTAGCACATTTGTCTGCTACAGGATCTTACGACCCACATCTACCTGCATTGCAAGACCCAGAAACATCTTTCTATACAAGTGAATGTGGATTTGTCGACCCATATGACCCAAAGGAAATATACATCAACAAGGCAAATAATGTATACAAGTATAACTTTGAAACAAAAACAAGAACTTTATTAGGAGACTTACAGCTTAATGTTGGAAACCGCCAAAGTAGACAATTTAGCAACAAAAATGTTTACCATATAAGAAATACCTCTACAGTATTGTATAATGCAGGAATAGAGCTCTCAAATCGTATAGCAGAAGCAAATGTAAGTGCTTACTTATCAAACACAGATAATTATGTTTTTGACCATAGTGTAACAAGTGGGGGTGATACCGCCAACCTAGTCAGTTTTGATTCTTTATTAGACGGAAGTTCAATTTATTATACTACAGACGCTGAAGAATTGTGGAGATGGGATAGTGCTACCAATACATCCACAATGATTTTTACTGGAGCAGGTACATCTAACATGCGTTCTCTAAGCATAGACCCTCTAAACCAAAACGATATGATATTCATGGACGATTCGGCATTAATAAGGATAGATTTGACTACTCATGTGACAACTACTGTTATACCCAATACAGGTAACTTTAGACTAAGCTCTTCTAGTGTATTTAAACTATACGATGGTGTAGTTCATGGTTGTCATATTGTAGGGTCGTATTTCAGAATTAACATAGATGGTACAGGATACGAAGATGTTCACAATGCCCCCAATGGTTACCATGGTATTTACCTTGATACAGTAAATCATCGTGTAATCCTATTCGAAGACTTGGTTATGACAGTGATACCATACACATTTACTCCTCTTCCTCCTGACCCAAGTACTTTCTCAGTAATCGCACGACCTCTTTCTTTAGACATGGAATGGGATCCCATTGATGGTGCAACAAAATACAAAGTTTCTTATTCCCTAGGTACAATAGAAGATGGTAATGATCAGATAATATCCAATGCAGGGATACCACCTACAATCAATCACCCAACTCTACCAAAGATTAGACATTCTATTAGAAATTTAACTCCTGAGACTAATTATGCAGTCTCTTTGTTCTATTCTACAACTTCAGCCGAACCCAGTCTATTAGTTGGATCTGTAGATTCTTCAACTGCTGCAAATCTTCCAGCAAATTATGACGCAAGTTCATTCGAAGAAATTGGAGGTGGTTTCGATTTGAGTGCTCTAAATCCTTCAACTCTTGCAACATTCGGAGAAGTTCTCAATGATTTATTCGACACAGGGGCTGACATTGCAGTAATGGTGGGTGGTATTACCCGTAATACACAATTCATGAGAAGGGGTGACACATTAGTAATCCCACAGGAAGAAAGAGAACCTAGCCTTTCTATCCCATTCGTCACTTCAGCAGGTAGTGGACAAGAGGCCAGTGTAACTCTTACAGATGATGAAGGTGTATCAGCAACATTTACATTAGAGTATGATGAAACCGTAGGGTCTATTTCGGTGGACGGTGGTGTAACAAGTTTTGAACCCGGAGAATCATTTATTTTGAATGGTAAAAAGGTTACCATCCAAGAATTTTAAATAGATTATAAATAGATTATAAATATATATATTAAAATTAAATATTATTCAAAAAAAAAATCATGAAGTATTTTTAATGCAAAAATTCCATCTTCTTTATTCACAACCAAACCAATGTTAACCTTTGATGCTCCCAAGCTCATCATTAAAACATTTACATTATTCATTTCTAAAATCTTAAATACTTTTGAAATTACAATTGAAGATTTAGAAACATCAGAAATTAAACTTATTATTGAAACATTCTGGTGTTTAACTATTTCGTACATGTTACCTATTTCATTCAGTGTTTCTTTAACAATTGATTGATTTTGATTCAAATCAAGTGTTAATGAAATTGATTTTTCACTTGTAGAAATCATATCTATTGAAATTTGATGTTTATCAAATATTTCAAATATTTCTTTCAGAAAACCACATGTACCAACCATTTTCGATGAAACAATGTCTATCAAATTCACTTCATCTTTTATTGTAAGTGATGTAATCAAATTATTATTTATTCTTTTATTTCTTATACTTGTTCCAATATGTGATGGATTAAATGAATTTCTTATCCTCACTGGTATATTAGATTCTATAAGGGGATCCATCGTTGAGGGATGCAAAACTTCTGCACCAAAATTTGCCATTTCAGAAGCTTCCTCGTAAGTCAAATATGAAATAGATTTAGAATTCTTTATAATTCTTGGATCGCATGTCATTATACCATTTACATCTTTAAAAAACTGAATTTCTGATGCATTGCATGCTTTTGCAATGACACTTGCTGACAAATCAGATCCAGACCTACCTAAAGTTGTTATTTCTTTCTTACTTGTAGAACCTATAAAACCAGGTATTATCGTGGTATATTCATTTTTACGAATATTATCATTTATTCCAGAAGAAGAATAAGTTTCTGGTAGGATTTTAGCATTACCAAATCCTTCATCTGTAATTATACCTATATTATCAATAAATTTAGATTCTATACCTATTTTGTTTAAGTATCCTGAAATTATCCGAATTGACATAAGTTCTCCATAAGAACTTAATTTGTCCTTCAGACGTGGAGTAATCTTTTTATTTTTTTTTATTTGAAATAAAACATTCTCAATTTCAATGAACATTCTATCCAAATCTAATTCTTGTAATCCTGGTAATTCAAGTTCAGTACAAACATTTTGATGATTATTGACAATGTCTGAAATACAAACGTGTCCATTCATAGCATTTTTCCCCACATTAATAAGCTCATTTGTTGTATTTCCAATGGCCGAACACACAACAACTGGTATTTTTTCGTTATTTATTTCATTTTTAATTATTTTGGACATTCCTTTAATTCTTTCAGGTGATCCAATAGAAGTCCCGCCGAATTTTAAAACTGTTATGGGAATGAATCCATTAACCATTTTTAATAAAATTAATGAAAGAAATAAAAACATGATTTTAAAAATATGGTTTATAATTTTAATAAATATTATTTTTTAATATTGGTCTTGCCAATTTGGAACACATTCTAAAAATTCATTTACTGATGGATTTGATATCCCATCTATAAATACCATCGAGAATTTATCAGACGAATATACCTCACACTTTTTGTGAAGTTCAAAACATGTTGTGAACATTGATACTAGATTTTTCATGAATCTATCTTCCATGTCATTTGGTAAATTAATTATAATTCCATTTACATCCTTGTGATCTACTATTTCTCTTATCAGTAGAGATATATTTACCAATGTCTCATTCCTATTATTAAGATAACCACAGCGCATTTCTCTAATTTCATTTATTTTACACATTAAATTGGAAAGAAATCCCGAAGAATGCATTAAATATTCAGAAATATTTTCAATGTAAAATAATTCATTTTTATCAAGTTCAAATTTAACGCGTTTCATCTTAAATAATTTGTGAACTTTACGTTTTATATAAAATAAAATAAATATTTAAAAAAATTATTTATTATACTTTTTTTACGAAATAATATATATGTATTTATTGTAAAATGAACAATACAACTAATCATCATTTATATGGAATATTATTTAACTCGTGTAACGTTAATGTTCTTCGACAAGTGTGCAGATTGAAAGGTATGAAAAAATGGTATAAACCAAAGAAGAGAGAACTTGTTTCTTTTATAGTTATCAATCATTGTGCTATTGTTATAACAAGATTCTTCTATAAAAAAACTAAAAAAGACGACAGGTGGTGTCCAATTAGTTTAACTCCTGTAAATGAAATAACAGATCCTTTTGTACACGACAATGTTGTATTTTCAAGACAATCTTTGATAGATTATTTTAAACACAGTGTAAATTTTACGAACCCTGGAACTACCAGTGAATTTACATCTGATGATATAAATAGATTAGGCTGTGAAGAAATAAATGAACTTTTTGAGGATAGAATTGAATTAAGAAATAAGATAGTTGACGATGTATATACTTTCAATTATTTCGAAGACGACTTAGAAGAAACACTTTATAAAATAATAGATGCCAGGAGATATAGATGTGCAATGTCGCTGAGAGAATCCAGAATAAAATTTCATGGGTTATGGATTAGAATGGTAGAACTTGATAAAAACAGAACAGCCTGTGTTATAAAAGCTATTATGTCTAAATGTCATACTGTATATAGAAGATCGTTTATAGGTCTTAATTATAGCCTTACAATACTTTCGAAATATCTTTCTGAAACTATTCATTCATAGTCCATTCATTTATTGCCTTGAACATACTTGTACCAGATAGACCATTTATAGTAAGCGGTGTATTCTTATATGATTCTTGATTTTTAGAAATCACTTTTACTGGATAATTATATTCAATAAAATCTTCTTCTTCCTCATTTTTTTCTTTTCCAAAGAAGAGACGCTTGATACATTTGAAGCAATTCATAAATATTTAATATTTAACAACAATATAAAAATATGAATGATGTATTATCACATATTTTTTCTTTTGTTGGTGAAGAAAATTATATATATATTTGTCCAGTGAGTAAATTATGGAATGAATCATGGAAATATGATAAATCTACAAGAGCTTTATCTAATGGTAACGCAGAAAGTCAATTTAAAGAATCTATTGAAAATGGAATAACAAGGAGTCCTTATATAGTAGAATGTTGTGTTAGAATGAATAGATTAGATTTGGTTAAAATATGTAAAAATTATTTTCATTTAAGTTGTTTTGATAACATATGTTATTCAGCAGCATGCCAGGGTAACATGGACATTATAGTATGGGCAAAAAATAATAATATACCATTTGGTACATATACTTGTGATGCTTTGTTTTTTCGTGGTAGATATAATATCCTAAAATGGGCAATTGAAAATGGAGAAGGTTGGCGTGGATCTTGTTTTGGATTCTGGAACTTTTTGGATGGTAGAATGGGAGGGGGAGGTGAATATGAGAGTATGATATGGCTCATAGAAAATAAATATGTTTATGATGTTGTTTAAATTTAAGTTTTTTAAAATTCACTAACATCAATTTTGATAATAATAAATAAACAACTTCATTTAAAATAATATTTTATAAATAGTATATAGTATATAAATAAAATGACAACCACAGTTTCAACTTACCCATGGCATCAATTTTTGAGTAGTACTGGGACGTGGCACAAGGGCAATGGGTTAAATTTTGGAGTTGAAAAGGTTTTCACGTTTCCCGATGCATTAACTAATGTGAGTTCGGTTGATTTCACAGGAATGAGAAGATCTAATGGATCGTTGGTTACTTTCAGGAATACGACAAGACAAGTTAACGGAGGATTCTCAATTTATGTTTACGACGATGGAAATAATGTTATCGGTCAATCAGTTATTTCAATTAACGCAAGTCAAACCAAATTCAGTTCTAACTTCAGTGAAATAACACTTCCGTCAGGTTCCAACGTGAAGAAGATCGCCTTTTTTTCATTCAAACAAGGAGCTCACGTATCTGTCGAACATGATTCTACATCTGAATTCGAAATAACTCATGAAAGAAGTACCGAAATTACTGGTGTTACACCGTATTCCACAGCAGTTGGTTTTAATTCTAGTAAGACAGGATCATCTTATCGTATAGTCCAGAGGATAGAAAACGCTTATAGAAAAATTGCGGATGATGCTGATATAGTTTTGTTGGAAAATGTACAGAGTGATAATATTATTAAAGGACTTGAACCCGGAGAATCACACACACTTGTTATCCAAGAACACGGAAATGCATGGTATGATTTAGATGAGATAGAAGTTACAACAGAAACTGTAACAATTACGACTACATCAATCGGTTCAGAAAGCTTTATTGCGTCATGGACAGAAGACTTTCCAGGAGCAGTATACACATTAAGTGCAACTTCATCGGATGGATCTTCTTCTTTGTCTGTAGAAACAACTGGATTATCGGCTACTATTCTAGATTTATTAGCAGGAACTAAATATACAGTTTCTGTTTCATCTAAATAATTTATTTTTTACTACGCATTCTCAATGTTATGATTACGGCAATTATTGCGAATATTAAGAAAATAATAGGTAAGCTAGAAGAAGAGACGAAACCAGAACCTAATTTTTTGTTTCTGTTTTCGAGAAGCTGTTGGTTTAACCTAGAACCGACTTCTTTATTCCTGTTTTCGAGAAGCTGTTGGTTTAACCTGGAACCTAATTTCCTGTTTTCTAGAAGCTGTTGGTTTAACCTGGAACCGACTTCTTTGTTCCTGTTTTCTAGAAGCTGTTGGTTTAACCTGGAACCAACTTCTTTGTTCCTGTTTTCTAGAAGCTGTTGATTTAACCTGGAACCAAGCATATTTAGTTTTATATAATATAAATATTTATTATTATTTTTTTGCTTTCTCGTTATACTTATATTTTTGTAAATGATTTTTTTCCGGAGTTTTTTATATATACCTAATTAAAATATAATGGTGTGTCGTGAAAATAATTGCAAAAAGAGGGCTTACTATGCACGAAAATATGGTGATAGTCCTAAATTTTGCTCCGAACATGGGAAAAAGAGGAATTTTATAAACGTCCACATCAAACGATGTTTCGAAGAGGGATGTAATATAACTGCTTCTTATGGGGTGCGTAATGAAAGAAAATATTGTGCAGAACATGGTAAGGAAAGAAACTTAAAGCCCATCGCTAGCAAACTATGCATAGAGAAAGGGTGTCAAAGACAGCCCACATTTGGTCACTTTAATGGTAAAAAACGTACACATTGCAAAGAACACAAGAAGAAAGACTTCATTCCCGATTATAAAAAATGTATCAGTGAAGGATGTTCAAAACAACCTTCTTATGGGAAATCTGGCGAAAGACCTAAATATTGTGCTGAACATGGAAAGGAAAAAGACTACATGAATATCGTAACCAAAAGATGTTCCGAGGATGGTTGTTACATATACCCCAATTTTGGACCAGTCAATGGTAAAGCAACACATTGTGCCACACATGGAAAGGAAAGAGATTATGTTGACGTTACTCATACAAAGTGTAAAGAAAAAGAGTGTGATTTAATCTCTTCTTATGGAAACCCTGATGGAAAAGCTGAGTATTGCTCCGAACATGGTAAGAAGAAAGAACTTGTTAATGTCGTACACAAACGATGTGTATCAGATGCATGTTCTTTCTATAAAAAAAAACATGATAAATTCTTTGCATCGAAGATAAATCCCGAAAATGGCAAAATGGAGCTTTGTTACAATTGCTGGACAGCCATGTATCCTGAATTTAGCAAAAGAAAGGTCCGTAAGGAGCAATTCATACTAGCAGAAGTTCAACATCAAATCCCAGAATTAGAAGATTACTTCCTGACATGGGATTGTAAAATACCAGGACAGTCTTGCGTCGCATTTAAACCAGACATGGCCTGGGAAATAAATGATACATTGCTTCACA